ACTCTTGAGCGAGCTGCCCGGTGCTCTCTTCGCACGTCGAGACATCGAAGAGAACCGCTGCAAAGATGCGCCATCGATGCAACGCATCGTGGTCGCCATTGACCCCGCAACGACGAGCAAAGAGGGCAGTGATGAGAGTGGCATCGTGGTTGTCGGTATGTCAGGCCGTGACTTTTACGTACTGGCTGACCTTAGCTTTAAGGGCACGCCCGAGAAGGTCTGTCGAAGAGCTATCGAAGCCTACAACGATTTCAGAGCCGACCGAATAGTGGTCGAGGCAAACCAGGGCGGTGATACCTGGCGCACAATCATCGAAGGCATCAACCCCACCGTCGCAATTAAGAGCGTGCACGCATCTCGAGGCAAGCAAGCTCGAGCTGAGCCCGTCGGTGCCAGATACGAGCAAGCCCGCGTTCATCACGTCGGCATCTTCGAGCGGCTTGAAGACCAGCTCTGCAATTACGTTCCATCGATGACGCGAGAATCACCCGACCGCCTAGACGCTCTGGTGTGGGCCGTGACTGAGCTTGATGAGTCCACGATGCCAATCATCTCGATTAACCCGAGCGAGGGCAGCAGAGGTGCACAGGTATGGCTGTAAGGACACCAGAGCCGAGCTTTAGAGGCACACGAGCAGGACCGGGAGCGAGGCAGGCTGAGGCACGCTCTAAGGCGATGGCTGGCCAGATTAAAGCAGTGCTCGATCGATACCTTAAAGAGCTCGTCGATGAAGAAGTGAGGCTCGTGCGTGCGGTGGTCAAGAAGACCATCGAGAGCGCAGAGCAGCGAGCCATCAACGCACTGGTCACAATCCTTCAGACTGGCGGCTTGAGAGAAGTGCAAGACGCAGGCAACCGCTCCATGGGTGCCGGTCAAAAGTTTATCATCCCACCGACCTTCCAAGAGGAGTTCTTGCGTGAGAAGACAGTGCTGGCGACTGGCTTGGTTGAGCAAGTGCGCGAAGAGTTCCAGCGCAATATGGGAAACCAGATTGGTCGGTGGATGACTGAAGAGCCCGGCATCACATCAAGTGAGCTTGCGCGGCGCATCAGGTTCTCGACCTATCTCGATGACGCTGAGGTCTTGGCACCAGGGCAGAAGCCCACCAAGGTCGCTCTGCAACCGCTCGAGCGTGGTCCTGCGATTGTGCGCAATGTCTGGGGCCGCTCATCTCTCATCGCACGGACTGAGATGATGCAAGCGCAGAACCAAGGCAATCTCAAAGCGCTCGAGGCGAGTGGTGTTGAGTATGTTGAGTGGTCATCATCGCTCACCGATGGTGGTCGTGGTCATCAAGAACTCAATCGAGACGTGAGACGTCTTGGGGATTATTTCACTTTGCCCGATGGCTCTGAGATGCGATGGCCAGGTGATAACAGTAGAGGCGCAGGCATCAAGCACATCGCCAATTGTCGGTGTACGATTAGAAGACCAAGCAGGGCGAGAATCCGCCAGCTTAAAGCAGAAGGGAAGTTGGTATGAGTGACGAGAACGAAAACGAGAATCCCATAGACATTTTTGAGCTCTATGGTCAGACCGGTCTCAAATCGATGGGCGGTGAGATAACCGAGGAGTTTCTCAACGACCTCAAGAACCCCAAAGGGCGGCGGATGTTTCGCGAGATGGCCGAAAACGATGCCATCGTTGGCGCGTTCTTGTACGCCATCAAGACGCTTGTGCGGCAGGTCGATTGGACGGTTGAGCCAGGTGCCGATAACGATGAGGCGCGTGCGGTGGCTGAGTTCGTTGAGGGTGCGCTCTTTGAAGACCTCGATCGAACCTGGACTGATACAATCAGCGAGATTTTGAGCTTCTTGGTCTTTGGCTTCTCGGTGCATGAGATCACCTATAAGCTACGCAAAGGACCAAGGCACGAGTCGAAGCTCTATCGCTCAAAGTATGATGACAACCGCATCGGCTTCAGGGGTTTCCCAATTCGCTCACAAGAGTCAATTGAGAAGTGGGACCTTGACCAAGATGACGGTGCGGTGCGCGGTGTCATCCAGGTCGCGCCACCTAACTACAACCGGCGATACATCCCGGCAGACAAGTTTCTGCTCTTCAGAACTGAAGCGCACAAGAACAACCCCGAAGGTCGCTCGGTGCTTCGTAACGCCTACATCTCGTATTACTACAAGAAGAAAATCGCGACCTACGAAGCCATCGGTGTGAGCCGTGACCTTGCTGGCTTGCCTTGCATGGAAGTCCCGCTTCAGATGCTCTCAAGCAATGCAAGCGCCGCAGAGAAGAGCGTGCTGGCATCAATGAAGGACATGATTCAACGTGTTGGCCGTGATGAGTACGAAGGTCTTGTGATTCCTTCTGAGACGCTCAGTGATGGCACACCATCAGGCTTCAGGCTCAAGCTCTTGAGTGCTGGTGGTCGGCGTCCAATCGATGTCAATGAGATCATCAAGCGTTATGAGTCGCGCATCCTAATCTCAGTCATGGCGGAGTTCCTAATCACCGGACTCGATGGTCATGGCTCTTACTCGCTGGTAAGCAACAAGACCTCGCTCTTCGCTCAGTCACTCGGTACCTACCTCGACTCGATTGCATCGCAGTTCAACGCGCACGCAATACCGCAGCTTTTGGAACTCAATGGCATCCCATATGAGTACTGCCCGAGTCTCAAGTATGAAGACGTTGAGCTTCCAGAGCTCAGCGAGTTCGCAAGCGGCATCGCGTCTCTCGTCGGTGCTGGTGTTGTTACGCCAGATGATGCACTTGAAGACCATGCTCGAGAGTTCGCAGGCTTGCCACCAGTTGAGCGCGAGACTGCTCGAGTGCAAGAGGCACCAGAGGGCGAAGGCATGGAAGACCTTGAAGGGCTTTACGGGCAAGGGGGCGACGATGGCAACGATTAAGATTCAGGCACCAGAGGGCTATCACTGGATGGATACCGCTGGCGGTCCTGCTCTGATGGTCGGTGACTATACACCGCACGAGGGCGCATCGGCTGAGTATGAGTTTGAGGTGATTGAAGAGCACCAAGAGCCCGAGACTGAAGCAGAGCCAGAGCCCGAGGTGATTGAGAAGCCAGGGCCAGGCAAGCACTCGAAGAAGTGGGACGAGATTTTTAATGCGATACTCGAGCAGACTGGTGACAGCGAATTGGCTGCCGCGACTGCAACCGCTCGAGTCGGCAAGAAAGAAGTTGAGAAACGCTTGCTCTTCGTCGTGAGCACGCCGTCAGGGCTCGATGTTGCCCGAGGCAAGCACTTGTGTGGCCCAAGCGGTGAACGCTTCGCCAAGAGCTATCTGGAGCCCGTAGGTCTCAAGCGCAATCAGGTTGATGTGATTGATCTTGGTGAGTTGAGTGATCACCAAGACGATGAGCCCTTGGCAGTCATCGCGCTCGGCACCGCAGCCCGCGAGGTCTTGGGCAAAGCCGCAGACCTATCGCTGCCTCACCCAGCAGCCATCAGGAAAGCGCAGCACGCCGAGGCTCTTGAGCGTCGCATCAGTGACCTTGATGAGTTGATTGAAAAGGTTGAGACCAGCTTCTTGCCACCCAAGGGCGTACAAGAGGCAGCCCGTCGAGGTCTTGAGCTAAGACGTGAGCATCGCAGGGGCGGCACTGCCGTCGGTGTTGCTCGAGCTCGTGATCTTGCCAACGGTCGGCGGGTCTCTATCAGCACGATCAAGCGGATGGTCAACTATTTTGTGAGGCATCAGAAAGACATGACGGTGCCCAAGAACCGAGACCGCAGCGCTCCAGGATATCCGGGAGCTGGTCGCATCGCTTGGCTCTTGTGGGGTGGTGACTCTGGCCAGCAATGGGCTAACACCATCAACGAGCGCTATGAGCGTGAGCGTGAGCGCGAGAAAGCCAGCAAGCGCGTCGGTATATACAAGGCCGATGAGTCCAAGCGCATCGTCTACGGTGTGGTCTTGGACCCCTACATCATCGATGCACATGATGACTATCTGAGCCCAGCAGTCATCGAAGAGACCGCGCACGACTTCTTGAGTGAGTCGCGGGTGGTAGGTCTTGATCACAATGGAGCCGCTGACGGTGCCAAGGTTGTCGAGTCTTGGATTCAGCCCTATCCGACACCGGAGGATTACAAGGCAGCTATCGAGGGCAAGCCTCACAAGGCATACGCTCAGAGCTTCGGTGATGACGTGGTACGCTCTGGCTCGTGGGTGCTCGGTGTAAAGCTGACCCCTGAGCTCTGGAGCCGCGTGCAGTCGGGCGAGCTTAACGGGTTCTCAATCGGTGGCTATGGTCAGCGCGAAGACATGGCAGAGGGTGAGATGCCCGAGGTTGAATTCATCGCGCAGGGTTGACCGAGCAACGCGCTCTGATACGATACGAATAGCGGTCGAGCAGACCGCGCACTAGC